AATAATAATTTTCTGACAACATATGCCCATATCTCCTGTGATAAAAACTTTTGTCTTGTGACAAGACATCACGCGACCATATGCTACAGATAAGACAATAAAAAGACCCCGCCGAAGCGAGGCCAATTTATTGAGAGGTAAGGATCAGGTTCGATCCCACTCATTGACGGTGAATTCAACTTCAATCGTCTGAGGATCTGCTGACTCTCGGTCAACTTCTCCCGTGGTGACTGAAACGAATCGGCACTCGTACAGAAGGTAAGCGCCACCGCCAGGGGCAGCACCATCTCCGCGACAATCAACTGGAGTAACCGTTACAGTCATGTATTCACAGTTGTAACGTAGCCAGTAGTTCTCGAGCTGTTTGTAGATCAGCGGATCATAGGGAGCCGAGAGAGTGACATTTTCAGCACTCCTGGGTCCCACCAGCTTGTAGAGACGGTTTCCGGAGCCATTAGCGTGCTCCGAGGAATCAGAGGAATCTTTGATCCCACTAAAGTTGGTGAATGTGGCAGTCAGTGTTGGTCCGTTTGGGGCTACCATGGACACCTGGTACTGACTCTTTGTGATTGGGCGCAGCTTAGACATTAGAAACCTCCTTAAGTAATACTACTCAAGCAGTAATGTCTGAGATCATCGCTCCAGATCCCACTTTACCTGTGGCTCCAAGGCCAACGAGGTTAACAATGCGCTCGACAGTGATTTCAGCGCGAACAACCCGACGCTCACGAATGTAGTATTCGGGGCGAACTTGAGGCATTCCAGCAAGCTGATAGGTATAAGCGAAAGCTGGGTTTGCGTTGCTTGCTCCAGGTGCAGGCATAACGGCATTCGAAACCGGGCCAGGAGCATAGAAGAGAAGAAGACCGTTCTCCGGGAAGATCGGCAGCAGCCTTCCATCTTGGTCAAGGTAACGACCTTCAGCAACCTTCAGTCCGCGAGGCAGATTGAAGTAACCGGCCAGCATGTCCACGTCAATGGACTCTCGGCTGGTGTAGCGAATCCTGTCAAGGATTGCCTTGTTGGTCATCAGCTTGTCGTAGAGAGCGGTTCCGATAACAGCGGAGTTCGGACGAATTCCGATGTGCTCAGCGACGATTCTCTTCAGAAGGAGCATGTCCTTGATCGGATCGGCGTTATCCGCACCCCAATGAGCAGCTCCTTCCCCAGTGTGAGCAGAAGCGAAGGCTGCCCAGTTCTCGAATCCGAGGCCGGACTCGTAAGGGTTGTAAGAAGCGGTAACAGTCACAGCTTCAGCAACCTTCTTTTCATGGGAGGTGCTAAGGCGGGACATTGCGTTCTTGGTCTCAATCATTCGGAGGTCGACCTGTGCCGGACCTTCTCCAGCATCTTGAATGGTCTCCTCAGGCAGTTCCCAAGCGATCACTTCCTGCTCGAGCGCATAGCTCTCGCTGTCGAAGCGGCTCTGAACAGCCGGAATGTTGGTACCGTATGCACGTCGGTAATCTCCGACGGCGAAGGCTTCCTTACCAAAACGCAGAACTTTTCCTGCACGCTGCGGTGTTTCCACAACAGGAGCAATGAAGTTGCTGATGTTATTTTCGGGAAGCATATAACCTTGTGCGAGCGTGGTAAGAATTGGTTCCACGCCAGCAAAGGTTTGCTCTAGCAAGTGTTATCGTCAAGGCTCTTTATCCTTGACTTCTGCATGTTTCCATGCAGTTCAGACTATATCATCTTCTTTCCGGGTCGACCTCTTGTCCAATCTGGACCAGGATCTTCCTTAAATCGTTTTATGATTGTCTCTCCGTTTTCATTTATCTTGTGGTAGAATTTTTGACCTTTTACGCTTTGGCTTATCTTAAGCCTTGTCTCGTCGGAATGATTTGAACCTGACCGGGAAACTTTAGGGAGAAGTTCGGATTTATCCTTGTTCCACCTATTCCTTAAGGATGAAGTTATCTTATCCTGGTGGTCATTAGTCTTACGATATCCTTTAAGGGAGGCTGATATTTTGTTTCCCCATGTAACTTTCCGTCTTCTGTTAGAATCGGAAACTACCTTAGACTTGTAAGCAGACTTTTGAGCGAACTCAAGAGAAGAATAATATCGGGAACCTCTTCGACCCAGCATTAGGGACGAACAAATTGCCAATTTTCATCCTCCGGGAATGCTTTATGAAGAATAAGATGGGCCAAACAATGCTCTCGGCGAGTCAGAAGGACTATATTTGCAGAATCATATATTCCGCCAAAAACTCCCGGAGTAATCCGGTGTTTTTCGAGTCCATCTCCCTTTTGTTTTGAGCGATTTAAAGATTTTCTATGTTCACAAAATTTGAAGTACCTGGAGAGGTAATGCTGGTTTATCAGGAAAGAGTCGGGCACTCGTGGGAGAGTTATTCTTGGGTCAGTCATCTCCTAGTCGTTGAACCTTCCGTCACTACCTTGAACTTAGTAATTCAAGGACCCAGTAAACGGCTTGGCTGCGGATTCCCTTGTCCTTGGTGGGATTTAGGGTTCCCGTCAATTCACCCGATTTTTCCAACGGATTGCTCCGTTTTGGAACCTATCGATTCATCATGGATGAAACTTCCTTTGCGTTGACTTCAAATGAGATTTCGTAAACCGAAACCTCGAGTGAAGTTTACCCTACTTTGAAATCTTGCACCCAGGAGAAGAAACAATCACAAGTTCTCTCCGAATCTCCTCTTTAACAAATTGAGGGATGTTGCGGCTCACAACTCTTCCCCAGATCAAGTTCGCTTGGGCACAAGTGAGAATAGCTGCTATCTCCATCACAGCAACTCCTGAATGTTTGGAACCTCCTCCTTGAGGGCTTTCTCAAGCCCGGTGGCATATTCCTCATTGTGTCTCCTCTGGAGTTCTTGCCTTAAACCAGGATTTTCCCTAACCTGTTCTATCTCATCAGAGGTGAGAACTCTGGCCTTGAGAAGATCGTTCAGGCGAGAAGTAATCTGAGCTCTCCGCTCTTCCGGGGCGGCAGCCAAAGCGACTAGAATAGCACTACTCGGTTTAGCCCCGAGAGTTGGCAATTCTGGAACGTTCCTGTTGACGTGAGATGGTCTCCCACCAACTCTCTGATTAGGGTCCTTCTCGGCGAACTGCCACGATAAGCCAGCGGCTCGGAAGAGATAGCGAACTTTGGGGGAATTTCCAGTTTCCCCGTAGGAAGAAACCAAGCCCTTTATTGCCTGAACTCTCTCCTCGGGAGATATGGCAGAAATAGCCTTCCCTAAGTCGGATGAAGCATTTCCCTTTGCCCCGGCAGTTTCTTGAGAAGCTTTCTGAGCTGGCTCGAATACATCCTTGGTGTATTTCTCTCTCCCCTGAGATAAATTCTTGTCAACAATTCTCTGAAATTCGGGAAACGTGTAATCCTTCTTCAAGTTGTTGGGAGCCGGGGCTGCCCATAGAAGATTGTTTGGCTGGTCTCCGCTAACTCCTGTCTTACCTGCCTCAGAAAATGAGAACAAGTGTTCCGGTTCAGCTTTCCTGATGTCAATTTTCTCACCAGTATATGGATCCAATCCTCCCTGTTCCATCCATCTCTTAAGAAGAAACACTCCCCGAGTCTTTGAGGGAGCGCCGAAGGTTGGGTTCCCATCTGTGTCATATCCGTTGAAAGCTTTACCTGCTGCAACTGCCCCCGAAGTGTTCAACGCAGTCTTTACAGACTGGGGGAATAAGCTATATGCCAATTCAGCAGCTTCGTCCGATATCTCCCTCTTTATGAATTTCTCTTTTATTAGATCCCCCATTCCTCCCGGAAGAGAAGGATCGAATTTTCCGTCTTTGCCAATTGAATTGTTGGCAGCTTCCTCAAACTTCTTGAGCCCCAACTCATTGATCTTCTCAAGTTGATCATAGGACAAAGTCCGAGAGGCATTTCTGTCCTGTTTTGGAGAAACGTATACGCTGACTACAGCTTCTGCAATTCCTTCTATTTCTTGCTCAGTTGCCTTTCCAGATTGAATAAATTTGCTAAGCTTCTCAAGGGACTTTTCATCCCTCTCAACCTTTCCTATAACTTCGTCTGCTGTCTCTTCCGTTATATCCCCCGAATCCACTCTTTCTTGAATCGATTGCGCCAATCTTACCAAGGCATTCTTTACAACAGGTCCAAATTCCTCGATGCATTCGTGTTGTCTAGCAATACATGTTGCTCCACAGGAAACACCAACAATACAATTCTTAGCCATAGGAAGAATAAAGAAAAGGCCTCCCACCAAACAGGAGGAAGGCCACAAGACGAATTAGACTGAATCAGTCAAAAGAAACAAGTACGAACTCACGACCACCAGTCTTGAGGTACTCACGAACCATCGGAGTACGTCCACCCTTGGTAACTGCCTTGCAGACTGCAGGACCAGAAGCCGGGTTAGCAGAAGCGGCAGCAGCACGACCCTGAGGATCAATGTAAAGAGCGGTTCCTTCGGGAATAGGGTTTCCCTCCATAACAGGGGAGACCTCGACCAGAAGAAGGCCAGACTCGGCAACGCTCATTGCACGGTTAGAGGCAGGAGAAGCAGCAACGGTGGGAATCAGGAACTGATTAACACCAAGGACTTCGGTGGGCTGAGAGTTGAAAGCATCACCAGCAGCAGCGAACTTTCCTCCCTCGTAAGTTGCCTGGTGGACAACTCGGAACTCACCAACTTCAACGGCATTAGCGCCAGGGGTCTGCTTGTCAGCAGGAGCGTAGAAGGTAGAAGCAAAACGGATGTACTGCTTCTCGTAAACAGGATTGATTGCCATTGTAATAGAGCAAAGAAACGAAAAAGTAGGGAGGTTTTCTCAAAGGTAGTTTCACTCGTGGAGCGTTTCTTTGGTTTTCCCCGTGAACTCGTTTTACCCTAAACCCTAAATCCTACTTTCTACCTAGCTTCCAGCCGTCCGCCAAAAAAGACTCGAGCTCATGCGGAAGAACTGCCCGAATTTTTCCGCCTTTGTTGATCTGCTTTCGGCCCAAGTTTCTCTTCCCGTTTGCTACAGATATATTCCTAAGACGAGCATCAAGTTCAGGATCATTTCTTCTCATATCTCTAAGTTTTAGTGCGTTCCTTCTGGAGGTTTCTCGCAACATCGAGTCGAGCTCAAGATCGTAGCCCCTTGAGCAATGAAGTCTTTTCGCGCCTTTGGCATGAGCTTCTTTGAGCCTTTCGGCAAACTCTGGGTCAGAGGCCCTTCGTTCATGGAGTTTTATCGCTGTCTCTGAAGCTGCTTTTCGGAACCTGGAATCAAATTCCGGATCGTTAGCCCTAAGATCATGGATTCTTTTGGCAGCTTTCTTTCCCCCCTTTATGTTACTATCCCTGGAAAGCACTCCTCCACAGTTCTCGTTGAGGCAGTACTTACTGCCCCAGTTCTGGCAAATAAGTTCCCTCTCAATTTGACCAGCTTCTTCCCTAGATTCAAGGATTGCGAGGATCTGTTTCTTGGGGGTATAGATATCCCAATAGGCCCGATGAGTTTTAGGACTCCCGGTATAAAAATCATTGTAAGGGTCTTTGTGAGATCTCAATCCGAAGTAGAAGTGAGGAACTTCTTCAAAGGTGATTTTGTAGACGTAAGATTTCACAAATTCGATTCAGCTGAAATTATTGTTAGACTAGATTCTGGCGGTAAACTATCTATAGTAAACTACGCAACGACAATGATCAAGACACACACACTCCTGTCCAGGAAGAGGCAGCTCCCCAATAGGTTGCCACCCTAGGTCGTCATAATAGAGGCAATCGGTACACACTCTTTTGTCATGTATGGCATGCCTCCTCATTTGCGACATTCCTGCCTTTCGATTAACTTCGAATACCGATAGCTGGAAGAAGTTGTAAGTGGGATTGGCAATAAATCGAATTAGGCGATTGGCCAATCCGGCCCAGCTGGCTATTCTTTGAGGAATCGGGGGCTTTCTGGTTTGTCTTTCCATTTGTTCCTGAAGGCGAAGGTTTGCAAGTTCGCTCCGAGACATTCTTTGCTTGGGGCGATTACGAATTTGATCTCGCAGGGCAGCGGGTCCGTGGAGTACCATTGTCTCTAGAGATTTGTCCATATCCGGATCCTCTGAGTCAATGTCTTCCCAATCGAACTCGGCAAAGTTCTCACTCTTAACCAGAATTCCGTCATCAACAGCCTTCTTTATGGCAGAGTAGAGTTTTGGAAGATGACTGCACATCTTTCCTACAATTTGAGGCCAAACCAGTTCAAGAATAGCCTCGTCTTTGCTTCCGATCATAGCTGCCGCCAGAGAAGATGTGAAGACAGAGTCCGTCATCTCCCGATAAAACTCGGAGAGATTTAGCTTCTCATCATGGAACTTCTTGGCAAGAGCTTGACAATCTTTCTTGAGTCGCTCCTCTAGCTTAAGAACGTCACGATAACCCTTAGAAAGCTTTTTGGCTGCCTCAAAATACTCCCCTTTCTTCTTATTAACAAGGCCGATCAGAGTTACTGTATCGGCCCCATTTTCACCAAGGAATAGGAGAGGGTCCATAAAGACCTCAGGAAGAGTATGCCATTGCTACGGCTTTCCTGAGTGCTTCCTCGTAGCTAAGACTCTCTTTCTCAACCAAGAACAGAGCCTTCTCATGAAGCGGAAGCTCAGAGAACTTCATTTCTTCGGTCTTGACCTCAGAAACAACCTCACGGAATTCCACCATTTGGGGAAGACGCTCAAGAATCGAGATCAGTTTGGTGGCAGCACTCTCCCCTTCGGAGAATTCCAGAGTGCCGAATTCCAAGCCCTCGCAGAAAGAGGTCAAATCGTCTTGAGGAATAACTGCGTCTGTGAGAACTCCACGATTGTAGATCTCGGAAACCTGGTCACGAAGCTTCTCTTTACGAGTGCGAACCATCATCTCGCGATACTCGTTGGCAAGATCTTCCTTCTCTTTCCGAAGGGCTCTAACTTCCTCAAGAAGTGCCTCAGTTTCAGGATCCTTGGCAGGGGCTTCAGAGAATTCTTCCTCCTCTTCCTCCTCCTCCTCCTCCTTCATCGGGGGAGCCTTCTTGGCCTTCTTGGGAGCTCCCTTGGCCTTGGATTTGGCTGGTTTAGCGGGCTTGGGCTCTTCTTCGCCTTCCTCCATTTCCTCGTCTTCCCCTTCTTCCCCTTCTGCATGGTCTGCAGTTGGCTCAGCTTCTACTGGCTCTTCTTCAGCCTCTTCAGGAGTTTCCTCAGCTTCCTCTTCTTCAGAAGCTTTTGGTTCCTCTTCTGAGAGGTCTACATTCTCCTGGATTTCTTCAGGACTGACAGAATCCTCAAGGGATTCGATTTCTTGTTCTTCGGGTTTGGTAGCCATTTCGTTAAACTGTGAATTGGAAGACTCTCCTGCACTTTCTTGAGTTTGAGAGTCCATCTCCTCCCCAAGTTGTTCCGTCTTTTCGGTTTCCCCCTCTTTTTCGGTCTTTTCGGACTTCTCCTTCTTGGCGTCCTCGAGTTTCTCCTTCAGGAGCTCAAGGGGACCTTCCTCTCCATCAAGAGAAGGCCCGAGTTCGTCATCAACGATGCTCTCCAAAGTGAGCTCAGATACGAAATCCAGATGGCCGTCATTCTCAGTGAACTTAAAAGGCTCAAGACCCTTTACAGCTGGGGGTGCCGCGCCGAGTAGGGCAACATGACGCACTGACCATTTACCTTCAGCCGGATTCACCTTGCTTTCCGGAGGATAGAAAGAGATTGAGACTTTCTTGTAGTGCTTATTCTCGACAAGCTCTTTGGCAACGTCAGAGAAATCAACATCTGCATAAAGGGATTCCCCCTCAACATGGAACTTTTTCACCCACCCATAAGATGGGACTGAATCAGAGTCACCAGAATGCCCGATGACAAGCGGGGCCTCATGGACAGAGGGATCGTAGCTTTCAGCTGCTTCCTTCAGAATCTCGGGAGTAAAGACTCTGGTTTCTCCCCCAGAAGAAGTTTGCTCTCCGGCCTGAAAAACGTGGATTCTTTTTATCACGGTAAAGCGAAGGGATAAGACTTTAGAATCATTTTACCCCCTCTTCCTCCTGCTCTTCGGGAAATAAAGAATTTATGAAATCTTGCCCATCCTCACTCTCGAGGTCCAATGCTTTATCTTCCGGGACAGCTTCTTCTTCAGCTAGCTCCACTCGATAATGACTCTCAATCCAATCTCGAGTCGGAATAACTCCAAGACCAGTCTTGAGCGCAACAAGGTCCGTCGCGGTAAGTGATGACTCTTCAATTCGGAAGTTTCGAGTGATAGTCGGAGGCATTACAGCAGCCCCGTAATTCAAATCAACTATCCAGCGAATCAAGGTCTCATTTAGACGGTGGCAAATTGCCTCCGAGACTTCTGCAGCTCTTACCACTCTTACCAAGTTGGCAACTTCAGAAGAAGCCCTACTTCCTGCTTCAGCCTGCCCCGCTTCGTTTTCTCCACAAACAACAATACTTATTTCCTTGTCCAAGTATTCAATTAACTTCGTAAAGACCTGCGAATTCCCGTTTGGGGACACGCTGTCTAATTGCCAACCATCTGGCAGAACAAGAGCAGTTTCTTGAGAAAGGTTTGAAACCAGCGAGTAAACTTCGTCAATATCTTCTTGAGTAGCAGATAGGGGGGCAATCGCCACAGTTGTTGGTGTGGCATACCGATCACTAAATAGAACATAGGATTCAATTGCCCTTCTTCGGAACTTCACCAAAGGATAAAGGCTTCGGCCAAGTCCAAGTCCGTAAGGATCCCCGTTGTGGTGTACCCAGTGTTTGTGGACAATGAACTTCCTTTCAGGGAGCTCTTCTCCCTGGAAAGCCTGAGTCATTGTCAAGCATCGCATCGAAAAGCCAGAATCGGCCTTCTCGCTTTCCTCAAAGATGAACCTTCGTTGGTCACGCATTC